GCTAAAGTACATTACTATGCTAAGGACGGTGGTGAAGACGAATGTGTATTAAGCGCAGGTAACAATAAGATATTCAAGGGCACAGATACTCTTGAGGATATTACGCCATCAGGGTACACCATAAGTGCTGATGATTGGCAGATATTTACGTTTAACGATAAGGCGTACTTTTATCAACGAGGGCACGACCCTTTAGTGTACGATGGTTCGTCACTCAAGACGTTTACAGATGTTAACGGGGAAGCAACTCCAGACATCCTCAGGTGTCACGCGGCCATAGGTGCTTATGGTAGAGTATGGGCCGCCAGTAGTAACACAGAGCGACAAACGGTGTACTGGTCTGATTTACTAATTGGTAATGACTTTGACGGAGGAAGCTCTGGTTCTATCAATGTAGGTCTGTATTGGCCTGATGGTGCTGATGAAATTGTAGGACTAGCGGCACACAACGGCTTCCTTATTATCTTTGGTAAGCACAGTATTATAACTTACGGTAACGCTGAAAATGTACTAGGTGACGCTCAGTCAGGAATTACTCTGGATGATGCTATATCTGGCGTAGGTTGCTTTGATCGTAACTCTATTCAACACACAGGTAGCGACTTGTTATTTATGTCTGACAACGGCCTGAGGGCCTTAGGGCGTGTAATAGAAGAAAAGTCTTTACCTCTGTCGGACTTGAGTGGTAACGTAAAGACAGACTTAATTTCTTACATAGAGCGTAGACAGGCACCTGTAGCGACTGTGTACAGTCCAGAGAACTCTTTTTACTTAGTTACTTTCTTAGATGAAGGCGCTACGTTCTGCTTTGATCTAAAGGGTAAGTTAGAGAATGGGGCATTCAGGGTTACACGTTGGCCTTCTTACGCCATTAAGTCTTTTGAGAGGGCTATAGACGGTACGTTGTACGTAGGCACTACTGGAGGATTGTCGATATACAGAGGGTACTCTGATAACAACCAGAGTTACCGCTTTAGATACTACAGTCCTTCTTTAACTTTTGATGATGCGTCTAAACTGAAGATGCTTAAGAAGATTATACCCACAATTGTTGGTGCAGACACAGCAGAAATATTTATTAAATGGGGCTATGATTTTACTACTAGTTTTTCTAATGCCACAGTTAAGGTAGGTAACGCAGGTTTAAACGTGGGTTACTTTAATGAGTCTGAGTTTGACTCTGCGGCTGAGTTCACAGGTGGTGTAACAACGTCACGTTTACGCACAAATACTACGGGGAGTGGGTCTACAGTTATGATAGGTATCGAATCTAATATAAATGGAGAGGCACTGTCTATCCAAGAAATCAATGTACAAGCATTAACAGGTAGAATCGTATGAGCAACTATACTTACACAGCAGATTTTAAGGCAAAAGATGATCTGCCAGCAGGGTCAGCAGGTAAAGTTATCCGTGGCAATGACTTTGAAACTGAGTTTTTAGCAGTTCAAGCCGCTGTTAACAGTAAAGCTGACTCAGGCGGCGGAGATTTCACAGGGGACGTGAGCATGTCTAACTTAACAGTTACAGGCAGATTAGAATCACAGGGGGTCCTTAAAGTATCAGGAACCTTAGATGCAGTAGTTGACGGAGGTACTTACTAATGCCCTCACTTTCAGAAACAATTGCTGGACTACTAGGTCTAGGCGGTGGTGGTCTTTTGACTATGGAAGCCATAGACAAGATTGGCGGCGTAGGTGATAAAGCACAAAGTCAGGCTACTGCCTTAGCTAAAGAGCTTAGGCCTGAGAGTCAATTTAAGCCCTTCACGGTTACGTCAGGTACAGGGAGCAGATTTGGAGCTACCATGGGTCCTGATGGTCCTGAAGTGTCGCTAAATATGTCACCTCAAGAGTCTGCTATGCAGAACAGGCTATTCTCACAGTCTGGTAACTTCTTCAATGATGCTTCTCAACCAACAGCAGAACGTGAGATGGACATATATAACCGCATACGTGCCGCCCAGAGCCCTGAGGAACAACGTCAGATGTTGGCTATGGAAGAACGTATGATGTCACAGGGACGCCTAGGCATGGGCACAGCAATGTACGGTGGCTCACCAGAGCAGTTTGCCTTTGGTAAAGCACAGGCTGAAGCACGTAATCAATCTATGCTACTAGCGATGCAACAAGCGCAACAAGAGCAGACACAGATGGCAGACCTAGGCCAGCAGTATCTCGCAGGGTCTTACATCCCACAGGCTCAACTTATGAATGTTCAGTCAGGATCACAGCTTTACCCACAGATGGAACAACAGCAACGACTGTTTGGTATCGGTGAGTACGGAGAGACTATGCTGTCTGGTATTGAGGCTAAGTTGTTAGCAGAGCAGGCTAAGGCTAATCTGTATGGTACTGTAGGCTCTGGTTTGTTAAACGGCGTATTTGCTCCTGTATCTAACGGTGATGGAGGAAGTACTAACATGGTTGCTAGTATCCTTTCTTCCCTAGGAGTTAAATAATGGCTAAGTTTTCACAGGCACTACTACAAGGTTTACTCCAGCCTTCTTTTACTCAGGAACTAGGGTCAGCCGCTAAATCACTAGGGGCTACTCCCGGATTAATGATGGCTGAAAGACAGCGAGGGGAGCAACAACAGGAGGTACAGCAGTTACTACAGCAGTACGCTAATGATCCTGAACAGCTAACTACTATAGGTCAGAAGTACGAGTCTCAGGGTAACACTAACTTGGCTAGTATGTTTTACGATGCGGCAGAGAAGGCTAAGGCTAAACAAACAAAAAAGACTCAGGATACTGGGTCTAGGGGTAAGGGTGAGCTAATGGCTCTCGCTAACAACCCTAAGTTTGACGTTACAGACCAGACGATGCAGTCAGGTTACTTTGGTATGGCTGATGCCTACGGGGTTTCTAGAGAAGATGCTATGAAGATTGCTCTAGACGCTAAGAAAGCCAGAGAGGGAACTGGGAAGGTTTCTAGTAGCCGTGGGGCAGATGAGTGGATTGACTCCAAGGGTAACTACTACACTTTATCTGTAGTAAGGACAGATCAAGGGGAAAGGAAAAACTGGATTCCAGTTACTCCGGGTGCTCCTCCTCAGCCTGTTGGAAAGGTTACACCTGTAGGAGGCGCGTACAAGGAGACTGCCGCAGGTAAGGCAGGGAGGGACATAACGACTGCGGGGGGCGAGACGGAGGCTCAGGAGTATGCTAAGTTACGCATAGAGGCTGTTGACTCTTTACCAACTATCGAAAGAACAATCTACAGCACCCAGAAGAGCTTAGAGGTTCTAGATCAAATTAGAACTGGAGGATGGTCTACGGCTGTTGTAAGGTCGGCATCAAAGTTCTTAGGAGCAGAACCAAAGAGTGAAGCTGAGTTTAATCTCTTGGCGGGTCAGCAGGTACTAGCGGGGCTCAATGCGTTTGAGGGTGCTATTTCAGAAGGAGAGCGACAGTACCTAGAGTCCTTGTACCAAGACTTAAGCAGAAGCGAAGGGGCAAACAGAGGAATTTTAGAGCTAATGCTAGATACTGCTAACAGAAGCCTGAGAGACGCTAAGTCACGGGCGACGAGCAACACCTTTGGAGAGTACATGGAAACCAGAGATAGCTATGATGCTCCTATGGCGAAACCCAAAAGAAAAGTAACTTTTGAAGATCTCAACAGAGGATCATAAACATGGATTTAATTGACGTAACTTTACCTAACGGTACGGTCATAGAAGATGTTCCTGCGGATACCTCTCAGGAAATTCTTAAGGACTTGGCTATTTCCTCTGGGTACGCTACAGTAGAGGACTTTGCTACTGATACTACTCCTGAGGAGCCTCAGGCCCCTGCGCCATCTTGGTTAGACAAGAACATGGATGTACCGCTAGGTATGGCAGGAGGTGTCGTGGGTACTGCCATGGGAGCGCCTTTGGGTCCTGTGGGGATGTGGGCAGGTGGTACTTTCGGAGGTGCCATTGGTACTTTTGCTGGTTCCCTGATCTCTGATGACCTATCAGGAGAGGACTTAGAGTACGCTAAGGCACTGGAGGAGTCCGCTATCTCTATGGGTTTCGACGTAGCTCTCCTAGGCCTTGGGAAGGCCATAAAACCTGCTTGGGTTGCGGCTAAGAAAAAACTAGGGTTTACTCCTCAGGAGGCCGCAAAAGAACTAGTTGAAGAATTAGGCGGTGAGGCAGGGAGTACTGCTTCTATAAGGGCTTCTCAACAGATACTTGAGGAAGGAGGAGCAACGCTGACGCCTTCACAGGTAGGTGCTGAAGGTCTTGCTTTACTACAAGAAAGAATTGGTAGGCTGGGTATTTTGTCTGGTGGGCAGTTTGATGCTAACGCAGACAAGGTAAACGAAATAGTGTCTGAGTCTCTGTCTGAAATAGTAAACAAGCTTAGTGTTAACTCTAGTGGGTCGGCAAACGAAATCGGCCAACAACTAATGAGTATCATAGATCAAGGCAAGCTGGCGCTGTACGATAACTACGGGAGAGGCTTGGACGAACTAGCGACTCAGGTAGGGTCCAAGGTGGATTTACCTATTGGTAAGCACATATACGTTGCAAACTCATTTATTGCACGTAATACACACCCCGGAGAAATCACAGACTTAGACCCAGCAACAGTTAAGTTTATTAACGAAAACTTAGGTGTTCTGTTAGGAGACAACGTAGCGACAAAGACTAACCTACAAGGACTCATTGCTATAGACAAGCATATCACTAGGCAGATAGACTCAGCTTTTGGTGCGCCTGTTGGCTCTGCTAACCATAACGCTTATGCTCA